TTGATCTTGCCGAGGCCGTTGTGGACTGCGGCGACGAGCGACGCGCCGGTGGTGCCGGTCCACGCTGCGGTCTGCACCGAGGTCGTGTTGAGCACACCGAAGTGGCCGCCGCCGGTGCCGGCACCGGCGATGGCCGACACGTTCACATTCGTGGCGTAGGCGGAGTACAGGTCCTGCAACAGGATGTTGGCGATGCCGTCGCCACGGTCCACCGACTGGCGCGAGGTGATCTGAGTGCCGCTGAAGGTGCGGATCGGCACCACGAGATCCGACTCGGTGAAGGTCGTGTTCGACACGGTGGTGTTCTGCGTCTCCTGCGCCGCGACGGTCGAGCCGGTCGCGCCACGGGGGATCGTCAGGGTCATGCCGGCCTCGGGCAGCGGCACGGCGGTGACGTTGTTCAGGAACGGACGCCCCGAACGCAGCACCGCAGCGAACTGGTCGTTGAGGAACTGCGGCACGACGAGGCCACCGAAGTTGCCGGTCGTGGACCGGTACTCGGCGAGCTCCTCGTCACGGGCCCGGTACACGCGGTCGCGTGCCTCGGCGTCGTTCTGGAACTGGGCGCGGTAGGCGTCACGGATGAAGTTGTGCTCGCCGTCGGGGCGGTAGGTGCGCTCCTCGGAGCGGACCTGCACGACAGCGGTCTGCACGCCGAGCGCCTTGCGGGTCTCGTCGGCAGCGGCGCGGGACTCGTCGAGGGCGACCAGGTCGGCTTCGCGCTGACGCAGCTCGCCGATCTTCTCGTCGAGCTTCGCGAGGGTGCCGCGCTTCTCGTCGAACGCTGCGGTCTCGTCGTCGGTCAGGGTGCCGCGACCCTCGGTCTCTGCGGCGGCGAGGATCGCCTTGACGGCCTCGTCGGCGGCGTCGCGCTCGGTGAGCGCAGCCGCGATCAGGGAGCGGATCTGCTCCAGCATGGGGGAACCTCCAGGTTCATGGGGGGGGTGGTTGGGGGTTCACCGGGTGTGCGCGACGTGTCACCGACGTGGTTCCCCGTGATGGGGGCGGCGTCGGTGACGGCGGCAGGCTCGGCCAGGTGGTGCTGCTCAGATGTGCAGCGCCTCGTACTGGCGTCGTGCCAGCGCGAGGGAACGACCGGACGGCTCGGTCGTGGTCGACTCGACCGGTTCGGTCGAGTCTCGGAGTTGGGCGACGGTCGCAGGGTTCGCAGGGAACGTCACCACGGACACGTCGAACAGCTTCACCTCACGGATGGTGCGTTCCCGATAGTCGGGGGACCATTCGTCGTTGATCGCCCGGAACGCGAACGACATCTCGTCCATGTCACCGCGGTCCATCGCTGAGCGCAGCTCGGCGACCACTGGGTTCGCCGGGTCGAGTTCGGCGCGCACACGCAGGCCGATGTCGTCGGACTCGAGGGTCATCGTGCCGGACTTCGTGCGCGCGATCGGCACACCGTCGTGGTTGACCAGCAACCTCACGTCGGCCTCTCGGGCCGACTTCGTGGCTGCGCCACGGGCGATCATCTCAGTGAACCCGTTGCGCTCGGGGTCGCCGATGTCGTAGCGGGTGTCGTACACCAGGGCGTACCCGGTCAACACCGGTGCGCCGTCGTCGGCGGAACGCAGCTCGAGACCGGACACGGCCCGTGATTCCCGCTCGGGAACTTCGACGCCGTCGTCGGTTCGTCGGTACTCGGTCATGGGAACTCCGTGGGGGACGGGACGGCACCAGGCATACGTGCCGCCGATGGCGCGTCGGGCATCGAGCCCTCGAGGCCTGCGCCGGCACGGTTGGCGATCGTTCGGGCCTCGTCGGCGGTGATGAGGACACCGACCCCGAGGTAGATCTTCTGGATCAGCTCGGCGATCGAGCGGGCGTCGTTCTCACCGTCGGCAGTGCCGACCATCGGTTCGAGATCCTCGAGGGCTCGCACCTCGTCGACGGTCAAGAACCCGGCCGCCAACGCGGTCTGGTACGACTGGTAACGGGTCGACAGATCCGACCGCAGCACCGCAGACACGTTCGCCCGCACCCGCTGCGGGCGTGGCAACAACGACGACAACGCCTCCTCGACCGGCACCAGGTACGGCAACAAGCCGTACGTCAACCAGTCAGCGGCACGCTGCTCACGATTCGCGTACGTCACCGACGAACCCGACGTCGCTGCGCCGATCATCTCGGGGAACACCCCGTAGATCCGTGCGATCTGCTCGACAGTGAACCGCTGCGAATCCAGGAACTGCGAGTCCGTCGGGTTGATCTGGATCTGTTCGTGCCGCAGCCCGGCACCGAACACCGCCGGCTCACGCCCAGCAGTCGCCCGCACGAACGCATCCTTCGCGCCCGCAGCCTGCTCGGCCGTCAAGTTCTGTTCGCTGTAGATGATCGACGACGGATGCCCGCCACCGGTGAAGAACTCGCCGCCGAACTTCTCGGCCTCGAGCCCGGCGTTGATCGACCTGGCCGCGTACTTGATCGGCGACAAACCGAACGGCTGCCCGCCAGGCACAAAGATCGCGGTGTGCCACAACCGGCCGTTCGGCCAGCGGTCCACCTGCTGCCCGTCGATCTTGCACACCCACACGCCCGACTCGTCGGACCACGACACCGCAGCCGGGTTCAGCATGTCGACTCGTCGCGGGAACCCCGACGGCGTGAACTCGGTGATCAGCCCGTACGCGTTGCCGGCAGTCAACAGCGACGACCACATCTGGTATCGCCACACCGACGGCGACACATCGACCGACGGGTCGACCAGCACGCCTGCGGCCGGTGTCGGCACCGATTCACCGCCGACCATCCGGTAGGCGTCGATCGGCAACGTCGACCCGACGCCGGCGATCAACCGGACACACGCCCACACGGCGCTGTGCCGCATCGCTGTGCCCTCATCGACCGACTTCGAGAACCCCTTCATGCCGCCGAGACGCCGCTGGTTCACCAGGGCGATCACCTCGTCGGCAGAAATCTCGCGCTGCTCCCGGCGCAACAAACCGCCGAACATCAGCTGTCACTCTCCAGGCCGACACCGAGTGCGACCACGAACACGCCGATCGCCATGACGCCGAGCGGCCACGTCACGGCGAACGCGGCTCCGCACACGACGACGGCACCCACGAGCTGCACGAGCGCAGCAATTACGTTGCGGCGCATCAGCAGCCTCCAGAATCAGAATGCGAAGACCGGTGCCGTCGTCGGCACCTCGGTCGGCAACACGAACCGCGCCACCGTTGCCGCCTCCAGCGGCGACAGGGGGACCGTCGCATTGCGCATGTCCCACGCCCAGGCGTCCCCGAGCGGACGCTCCGACGCCTCGGCCACGGCCACGTCGAGGGGACCCTGCCCGCCCGGTCGGCGCAGCCGGCCCTCGACGACGTCGGTGTAGAACCCGCCGCACGCAGCCTTGTAGTCCTGGGTGCCGACCGGCACCAGCAGCTCGGGGTCGATGCCCGCGGCGCGAAACGCCTCGAGCACCGCCCCGGCCTGGGCGGCGGCGGGGCCGGCGTTGTTGAACGCCACCGCCAACGGCTGCCAGCGCTGCACGATTTCGACCAGACGACCGGGGAGCCACCCGACGCCGCGCCGGTGGTCGACGACGATGACGTAGGGATCGGCGAGCGTGCCGTCGCCTAGGGCGATCGAGGACCACTCGCCGTCACGGCTGACGCCGAAGGCGGCCGACACCGACCCGGCGACGAGCTCGAGCTCGGGGCCCTCGGTCGCCGCCCATGCATCGGCGGGGAGCTTGATCGGCTTGGCGTTCGTGACGATCGGCGTCGGGATGCCGAGACGTTCACGCTCGAACTCCTCGGGCATCGACTGGAACGCCGCGAGCTCGTTCTCGATGAAGTCCTCGGTGATGCGAATGCCGAGCGCCGGGTTCGCTGCGTACCACGCGTCACGATCGTCGTGCGCCGTGCCTTCAGGGTTCGACCACTCGGCGTAGAACAGGCGGCCGGCCTCGTCGGAACGGCCACGCTCGAGGATCGAGTGCAGCACCGCTGACGACGACATCGGCGCCGATGACGTGTACCAGACCTGAGGGTTGGGCCTCGCCGACAGCGTCGGCAGCAGCGCGCCCATCATCTGCGGCGTGAGGGCGAACGCCTCGTCGAGGTACACCGTGTCGCCCGACATGCCACGACCAGAACCCGACGAGCGAGCGAGGAAGCGCAGGCGTTCACCCGTCTTGAGTTCGATCGCCTGCTCGCCTGCGCCCCGACGGACTCGCTGAACCCGAATGTCGAAGTCAGGGTTCGACTCGATCAGTTGCACGATGCGCAGGAAGTGCTCGTAACAGGTCTTGAACTCGTGGGCGGTGTGGACCTGGAGTCGCTCGCCGAGGTGGAACAGGCCGGCGAGCTGGCGGGCTTCGAGTATCGAGCCCTTGCCGTTCTGCCGGCCGACGATGATGGCGACCTCGAATGCGGACCAACGAGCGTCGGCGTCTTCGGCCAATGACTCCGACAAGCACCACGCCTGCCACGGGTCCAGGCGCAACCCTGCGATCTCGGCGACGCGCACGCACTGCTCGCCGGTCTCCCCGCCACGCGGCAGGGGCAGGTGCTCAACCTGCGGCCTTTGGGCTCCGGTTCTGGCGACGGCGGTTGAGCTCATCCAGCGGTGACACCTTCTGTGCGTCGGGTAGCCCGTCGATGTCCTCGAGCACAGCGGCGAGTCGGCCGGCGATCTGAGCCACCACGGCTGGCGGCGCCTCGTCCATGTCCTTGGCCAACTTGTCGCGCATGGCGATGAGGGTGGCGCGCCGGTCATTGGTGGCCGCAGCTGCACTGATCGAGTCGGTCATCCGGTCAACCTCAGCTGTGCAACTCCACCTGCACCGCGTTGCGAGTTGCAGGAACGGTGGGCGAGAGCGACGTTGTCCCAGGTGTGTGATCCGCCGTCGGCGATCGGCAGCAGATGGTCGACGGTCGCGCCGAGTGGTTCCTTGGCGCGACCTGCACGCTTGAGCACCCGACCGAGGCAGATGTGACACTGCCAGTGGTCGCGCTCGCCGAGTTCACGCCAGGTGATGTCGTCGCCGGCCGACTCGGCCGCATAGCGACGAGCCTGCGCTGCGTTGCGTTGAATGCCCTTCTTGATGAAGCGGCAACGTCGGCAGAGTGTCTGGTCGCGCTCGTGACTCCTCGGTCGGCAAGGAACCCCGCACTCTTCGCACGGTGCCAGAACACTCACCGCACCGGACCTCAGGTGGCGCTGGGATCGGGACCTTGTCAGTCGTCGCTGCAAGGTCTGCCGCTCACTGGCGCACTCGTCCGAGCAGTACCGACGCCGGTCGCCGATGCACGGCGCCCACGGGCGACCACAGTGGTCGCAGGGACGATCGACGTACTCGGGACCTGGCCTACGGGACTTGTAGAAGCGCCGCAGTTGCGCCGCACACGTCTGGCAGTACGAGTAGCTGAACGCGCGCCCCTTGCGAGCGATCGGCGCCAGGCAGGCACGGCATTGCGCTTCGTCCAATCCCCCCCCAGCCCGTGGATAGGCAGCCGGAAAGTTGCGGGGTCGTGGCTGGAGGTCGTATCTACGAAAACTTGTTCGTATGTTCGGAGCCAGAATCGGGAACAGCTTGAACGCCTCACGGACCAGGCGCAGCTGACGGTCGTACTCGAGGCACTCATCACACCGCCGGCGCCGGAACACGACGTTGCCGCACTCACAGAAGCGTGGAGCCGGCGGTCCGATCTTTGGCTGTAGCGGCAAAGCCGGCGGGGTCGGCAGCTTGCACGACGGGAATCTCCACCGCGGGTGCCCCCCCGTCATCGCTAGGAGTTCGTTGTAGCGACGCATGTAGCCACGCTTGTCGTCCCACTTGCCGTGCGGTGGCAGGCACGTCATGCAGAACTTGGTGCTGCGCCCATTGAGTGCGCGCAGGCAGAACAGGCAGGTACCGTGGGTCATCGACTCCTCCATGCGGGGTCGGTCACGGCAGGGGCTGTTGCATCAGCGCCCTGCCACCTTCAGTTGTTCGTCAGTAGTCGTGGCGTAGTCGCAGGCCTTGGCGGCGACGGTTGCCGGCGGCGGCACCTGCGCCGCGGTTGCAGCTCGAGTGTTCGGCTGCGAGGGGGGAGCCGGGCACGCCGTCGTGGATGTGGCCTGCGTCCCAGGTGTCGCCGGGTTTGTCGGCGAGGGTGAGGCCGCAGCGTCGACAGCGTGTCGTGGGGTCGGCGTAGGCCGCTGCACGCACGGCTGCGGCTTGGGTCTGGTAGCTGCCTCGCCGGTGCGCTCGGGACCTGGCGGGCATCACGTCACCCCCACAACGACAGCACCCGCAGGCATGACCTACGGGTGGTGAGTAGCAACGTAGACCCTCCGAGGTGGTGACACAAGCCTTTGTGGTGGTGACACGTCATCGGCCCAGCTCGACGGCCTGGGCGTGGAGGCGTTGCACGTCGTCGGTGGTGGGCGCCTCGAGCTGGTGCCACTCGATGGCCAGCTCGGTCGGCAGGCGCACCGTGACGCCGGCGACGGTGAGATCCACCGTGGTCGACCCCGAGGTGTGCACCGTCGGGACGTCGTCGGGCTCGACGCTGCGGGTGCGCTCGAAGCCTGCACGGTCGGGCCGACCCTCGCGCAACCACTGCCGGTAACAGGCCGGGCAGTAGCCGGCCCTGATCCGGTCCACGGGCGTGTTCGCCACGGGACGTTCGCACGCCGAGCAGTCGGCCATGTTCGTGCGCTGCTCGGCCTGGCCGTGGTGCAGGCGTGCGGTGAGCTGGCTCAGGGCGTCGTGCACCTCGCGCAACGCCTGCACCGCAACCCGCAGCGATGCGTCGACCGATGCCAGGCCGACGATGCGCGCCTCGTCGTTGTGGTGGTCCTCGACCGACTCGAGCACCCGCTCACGTTCGAGCACGGCGTGCTCGGTGGGTCGTGGGACGTCACCGCCGGCGACGTGCTCGCCGTTGCCGCCGGTCGGGTAGCCGTCGGGCAGGGTCAGCTCGGTGGCCTCCCATGCAGCGTGGAGCATCGACGGCAGGCGCGTGGCCTGCATGGCGATGAGCGTGAGCTGCTGTTCCTGGCGTCGTTGTCGTGGGTCGATCACGGGTGCTCCTGGGGGTCGGGATCGGTGGTCTCGGTCGGTGGTTTCACAGCGGGCCGCGGTTCGCGCTTTTCGACGTCTGAACCGCGGCCCAGAACTGCGGCCCGCCCCGTAGGGGAGGGCGGGCGGGCCGCGGTTCGTTTAACCGCGGCCCGGCCGCGGTTGGGCCGCGGTTGGCCGCGGTATGCAGTTCGGGGTTATCCACAGGTCTCGAACCCTTCGGAATCGTCACGGAACGGGCGCAGGATCGACAGCTCCCACCCACCTCCGCGACCCTTGCGCGGGGCCTGCTCGACGTAGTCCTCGACGACGAGCACGTCGATGGCCTGGCCGATGACCTTGTCCTTGCCGGGCACGTTCGAGGTCACCTCACGGCGTGAGCTCGTGCCGTGCTCCTCGAGGTAGCGGCTCACCCGTTCCATCAGCACCGTGGGCCGGAACGGCTCATCCGCGCTCGGCGGGGCGTTGACGGTGATCCTCGTGGTCGGCCCGTCGGGCACGACGTCGATCAGGGCCACCTGGTGGCCCCGCTGGTGCGTGCCGTGACGATCCTTGGCGCAGATCAGCTTCATGTGGCCCTCGACGGTCCTGGTGGGCGCCACGGTGACCTCGAGGACGTAGGCGGCGCCGTCGATGGCAGCGAGCTTGCGCTGGCTGCCGATAGCCCACAGTCCCCGCCCTTCACGCTGCTTGGCGACGTGGTCCAGGGCGACCACGGCGGCGCCGTTGCGGTGCGCCAGGCGCCGTGGCAGCACCTGCATCCACCGGACCACGTCGTCGTCGTCGTTGGGCCGCAGGCCCTCGCTGGCGATCGACTCGCCCACCGAGTCGATGATGGCGAGCGCCACGTCGTAGGCGGCGAGGCGTTCGAGCGCTGCGACGTTCAGCTTGCCGTTGGCGACGAGCGGTCGCTGCGGCTGGACGTAGTCGAACCGCTCGGTGATATCTGCGTCGGTGACGCCCAGGGCGCGCAAGCGCGCCACGCAGCCCGACGGCGTGTCCTCGTAGTCGATGAACAGGACCCGCTCGCCGCTGCGCATGACCTCGGCTGCGAGCACCAGGGCGATCCACGTCTTGCCGCCACCGGGCTCGCCGGCGATGGAGTGCACACGACCGGCATAGATGAGTCCGACGCCGTCGCTGCGCTTCAGCATCGTCGGTGTCGGCGGCGCCCATTCACCGGCC